TTTGTGTTGCCTTTGTGCAGAAAGCATCACGACGAGCTGCATGCGGATACCGTGGCATTTGAAGAGAAGTATGGCTCCCAGCTGGAGCTGATATTTCGTTTTATCGATCGTGCGCTGGCAATTGGCGTGCTGGCCTGATTTTGTGGAGAAAGTTGATGCGTGATATTCAAATGGTTCTGGATCGTTGGGGAGCATGGGCGGCGAGTGATAGTTCAGGAGTAGACTATTCTCCTATAGCTGCTGGGTTTAAAGGGCTTCTTCCCTATACAAGCAAAACACGTCAGGCATGTTCAGATAGTGATGCATTAATTATTGAAGGTTGTCTTGCTCGTCTAAGGCAAAAAAGGCCGGACGAACATTCGCTTCTTGTTGCCCATTACCTATACGGTATCTCTAAAAGAAAGCTCGCCAAGGCTCGTAAAAAGGATGAGAAACTAATACGCATTGAGATACAGATGGCTGAGGGGTTTATTGATGGCTGCCTATCGATGCTGGAAATTAGTCTAGAGATGGACCCCGAAATTAAAGATTGATTATTGAAGCCCGATTACTCGGGCTTTTGTTCCACATCTCGAACATAGAGAATTACTGCTGACTTAATGTCACCATCGACGTGTTTTGCGTTAATGCTCAAATGTACAGGCTTTCTTTCCCACTCAGCTCGCTGCAATGCTTCTTTGTTTCCGGATTCATCAAGGAAAACATCCTGAACTACGCAGGTTAGACGTTGGTCGGTATCTACGCGTCGGACCTTAACTTTGAAACTCTCTGGGTCAGTATTATTGACTTCTTCAATTCGGTAAATACCATCAATCCTCATTTCTGATGAACGTCTACGAGCATTCGTAACCAACTCTTTCGCCATTTCAGAATCAATAGTAACGCCATCAATTTGAGCGTTATCTGAACGCACAAAGGATTTGACCATTTGGGTTTTAGCGTCATACGACATACGGTCCATGTTATCGAGAAGTGGTTTTTCCGCAATCATTTCTGAAATAACCCGCAGGCGTTTAGTTTCTTGCTCGCTCATGATCTGCATAGTCCGGAGATGTTCTTTCTCTCCATCCTTAGCAATTTCTGCAAGGCGAATATCTTTACGGTTGTCCAAGAACCGTTTAAATACTGTTACTCCGCCCCAGATGACTGCTGCGCCGAGAACAGTAAACATGATCTCAGTTGCGTTCATTTTACCAACAAGTTCCTGTGTGAGTTTGGTTAAAAAGCCATCAATGTTGATTTCTACTATTGAAGAACCCTGTTCTACCGTAACTTCTATTTCTAGGGCATCAAGTTCTTCTTTGGTCAGTTTGCGGACGTCAGGGACACCGTACTTGGCAAGGGCATATGATTTGTTGATTTGAGCTTGCATTTCAACAAATCCCTTCATAACTGAAGGTGTTAGCGATCTGTTGAATTTTTCACCGGTTAATCTGATGGTAAGGTTTGGCCATCCGTTGAAACTTAAACTGTCAGGTAAACCATAACCATCAAGATAGCTTTCAAGCAAATCGAAGGCTTGCTGCTCAGATTCAATGTCTACATGAATCTCATCAAACTTATCCAAAAATATGTCCTCATTCTAAGCCAACTGTCACCGTGAGGTTTGGCAACGCCTGCTTTATTTTTCGTTTTAAGCTGTGTGGCAAAAAAATAATGGAAAAACAGATAAAAATCACTAACGCGGTCCGCATTTTCTAGATTACTGTGTTAAGAGTGGTTACTTCGCCACACAACTTAAACCCGCCGCTGAGCGGTTTTTTTGTACCTGTAAACTTGGTGCAGCACAGTAAACACGCTGGTGGTCGTGAATACTGACTTTTTATCTTGCTGGCTTTTTAGACAAGAGTTATTGGTATGTCATGTTAACCAGAAGGGAAAAAGACATGCTAAAACAGCAAGATATGACAGAAACCGCCGCCGCAGTCCTTCATTTCTTACCTGCTGACAAGTGGGTAACGCCACGCATGATGACGAGAACTACCGGAGTAAGCGAAGCCCGGTGCCAGTTAATACTGACTCAGTTAGTTCTGGCGGGTCTGGCGAAGGATAACGGCGGGTACGGGAATAAATTCAGACGCTGCCAGTAATGGCGGTTTCCTGCTGTGAAAATGGGCGGCTGGTGGGTGTTGGTAGCACCTGCCAGCCATTCGCTCATGCTTACTGGTCACAAGCGAACCACGGCCCACTGCTTTAGCGCAAAAGCAGAGTGAGCCTACCAGAGTTACGCTTACTGATCCATGAAAATACTGTAAAAATAAACAGTGTTGATTTAATCAACGCTGATTGCCTGCATTTTATTCAGTCCCTGCCTGATAACTCCATTGATCTGATTGTTACCGATCCGCCGTACTTCAAAGTGAAGCCCAACGGCTGGGACAATCAGTGGAAAGGGGACGAAGATTACCTGAAGTGGCTGGACCACTGTCTGGCCCAGTTCTGGCGGGTACTGAAACCAGCCGGAAGCCTTTACCTGTTCTGTGGGCATCGCCTGGCATCTGATATTGAGATCATGATGCGTGAACGTTTCAACGTGCTTAACCATATCATCTGGGCGAAGCCGTCCGGACGTTGGAATGGGTGTAATAAAGAAAGTCTGCGCGCATATTTTCCTGCCACAGAGCGCGTTCTGTTTGCTGAACATTACCAGGGGCCATATCGCGGCAAAAGTGACGGCTATGCGGCAAAAGAAAGGGAACTCAAACAGCACATAATGGCACCGCTGATATCGTATTTCAGGGATGCTCGTGCCGAACTGGGTATAACGGCAAAACAAATTGCCGAAGCCACAGGTAAGAAAAATATGGTTTCCCACTGGTTTGGTGCCAGTCAGTGGCAGTTGCCGAATGAGGCTGACTACCGGAAGTTACAGGCACTGTTTTCCCGTATAGCGGCAGAGAAGTTTCAGGAACAACAACTGGAACAACCACACCACCAGTTGGTGGCATCTTATGATTCACTGAATCGCAAATATTCTGAATTGCTGGATGAGTTTAAATCTCTCCGGCGCTATTTCTCCGTATCAGTCTCCGTGCCTTATACCGATGTCTGGATGCATAAACCCGTTCAGTTCTACCCGGGTAAACATCCGTGTGAGAAACCGGCGGATATGCTCAGGCAAATAATCAATGCCAGTAGTCGACCCGGCGATCTGGTTGCTGATTTCTTTATGGGATCCGGTTCCACAATAAAAGCAGCAATGGCGCTGGGGCGTCGGGCGTTAGGTGTTGAGCTTGAGACAGAGCGGTTTAATCAGACCATCCAGGAAATCAGTATGTTATCAGCAAATACAATTTTGTGAATTAATTCAATTATTGGTGGGATGTCTGTGCCGTATAATGATTACAGATACAGTGTATCCTGCAATGCAGCAGGGCTGATGTGGTGGGTTGTACATAGCCTGCAAAGGATTGGCTTCATTAATTCATCGTTGATACAAGCGAGTCACGGTTGACCACGCCAACGGCTCATCGGTAAAAATCCGACACCGTGTCTTCTTAACTCACTTATTGTTTCCACCCATGTTTTTGGATACCTGCTGTAGCTGTCAGATTAGCGCGATAATCTGACAGTCTTTTTTTTACAACGAATCCTTCTGATCTGCTTTTGCGGGGCTTTTTGTATCCGCTCCATGCCCGGCGTATAAGCGGAGGTTGGTCAGTTTTCTAAAAATTGAAATACCTCACAATTCAGCCAGTTAATGGTTGTTTGTCTGGCGAAGAGTTTGTAAATAAAAAAACGCATGGTGAATCCCCCTAAGCGGCGGGGCGAATCAGCAGTCAGTTCTGGGATAATCGCGGGTTCGTATGCTGATGCCGGACTCACCGGGAGGCACCCGGCACCATGCATCATGGTCATCCCCTTGTATGATACCCCTCTCCGGAGGGGTATTTTTTGGATAAAAAAGCCCGCGCTGGGAGGCACGGGCGGCAAGGAATAAAACGTGAAGAAATTTTCACAGGCGCATAATAATCCGATGTTGCCAGATTTTGCAACTGCATCATCTGGTTATTATGTGAGCTGGAAAATCAGATTCTGTATGGACTGAAGCCATGCTGTTATTTAGGGCCAAAGAGCTGGCTTTTTCCCGCCTTCTCTCCAGTAACGATTAATGAGAAAAGAATGAAATGCTTTTCCTGGGGAGGAGGGCAGTAGAAAAAAGAACCCGCCAGCAAAAATATGGGGGATGAACAGCTTTTGCTACTCAGGTTGCTGGCGGGTATGGTTCTTCATGAAATAAGAATGTTACGCGGTATTTTTAATGAAAATGATAATTATTGTCAATTGGTTGTGCGTATTTTTTCATACATGACTGGTAAAGGTGATTCAGGCCATCAGAGTTTTGCTGATGGCCTTTTTTCTTTCCGGTAGCACAGGTCTGTTGGGGCGGGATATGTATCAGATGGAAAAAATATCAACAGGCATTGCCTACGGCACCTCCGCAGGCAGTGCTGGCTACTGGTTTTTACAATGGCTTGATCAGGTTAGTCCGTCTCAGTGGGCTGCGATTGGTGTACTGGGAAGTCTGGTTCTGGGCTTTCTGACTTATCTGACGAATCTGTACTTCAAAATCAGAGAAGACAGAAGAAAGGCTGCGAGAGGAGAGTAATATAATGGTCCAAAACTATGAAATGATTGTGAAAGGGATCCGCAATTTTGAGAATAAAGTTACGGTAACTTTAGCATTACAGGACAAAGAACGCTTTGACGGTGAAATTTTTGACCTGGACATCTCGCTGGACCGTGTTGAAGGTGCCGCGCTGGAGTTTTATGAGGCAGCAGCCAGAAGGAGCATCAGACAGGTCTTCCTGGATGTTGCTGCCGGGTTATGTGGAGGGGATGAGCAGTCGCCGGAAAAGCGCCCCATAATTTTAGAGGCGCAGAGTGTGTGGATAACCTACAAAGGAAAACTGCCGGGAAGAATTACTGGTTCACTGAAGACTCCGCCGAAATGGTAATTTCACCAGCATATTTTTCCTCCAGTAATACCGCCAGCCACTTGAAAGAATTTTGTTGTTGCTGGGACCATTTGGGATTGATTGATTCAAGCTGGAGCGATGCCAGTGTTGGTTGCATTTGTTCCTTGGGAATTGAGAATGCCAGATATGAAAATGCGACAGTAAGGGCATTTACATCATCCCGAAGCCTGGAAATGCAGTCGAGCAACTCCTGTAGAGAAATGGTGCTATTGTCCATAAACAATCCTCTCTATTGTATTTAACTATTCCTTGCCTGATTCAACAGGCCGGGACAGATAAACATATCCAGGGTTCAGAAACCGATAAATCCTGATAAATATCCATGAACGCAAAAATCAGATACGGCCTGTCGGCTGCCGTTCTGGCACTGATTGCCGTCGGTGCGCCTGCGCCTGATATTCTCGACCAGTTTCTGGATGAAAAAGAAGGTAACCACACAACGGCATACCGCGATGGTTCCGGCATCTGGACCATCTGTCGGGGTGCCACGGTGGTGGATGGAAAACCCGTTGTTCCCGGTATGAAACTGTCGAAGGAAAAATGCGACCAGGTTAACGCCATTGAACGGGATAAGGCGCTGGCATGGGTGGAGCGCAATATTAAAGTGCCACTGACCGAACCACAGAAAGCGGGTATCGCGTCATTTTGTCCCTATAACATTGGCCCCGGTAAGTGTTTCCCGTCGACGTTTTATAAGCGGCTGAATGCCGGTGATCGTAAAGGTGCATGCGAGGCGATTCGCTGGTGGATAAAAGATGGTGGGCGCGATTGCCGCATACGTTCAAATAACTGCTATGGACAGGTTATTCGTCGTGACCAGGAAAGCGCATTAGCCTGTTGGGGGATAGATCAGTGAGCAGAGTCGCCGCGATTATTTATGCTCTGGTTATCTGCATCATCGTCTGCCTGTCATGGGCTGTTAATCATTACCGTGATAACGCAATCGCCTACAAAGCCCTGCGCGACAAAAATGCCAGAGAACTGAAGCTGGCGAACGCGGCAATTACTGACATGCAGATGCGTCAGCGTGATGTTGCTGCGCTCGATGCAAAATACACGAAGGAGTTAGCTGATGCGAAAGCTGAAAATGATGCTCTGCGTGATGATGTTGCCGCTGGTCGTCGTCGGTTGCACATCAAAGCAGTCTGTCAGTCAGTGCGTGAAGCCACCACCGCCTCCGGCGTGGATAATGCAGCCTCCCCCCGACTGGCAGACACCGCTGAACGGGATTATTTCACCCTCAGAGAGAGGCTGATCACTATGCAAAAACAACTGGAAGGAACCCAGAAGTATATTAATGAGCAGTGCAGATAGAGTTGCTCATATCGATGGGCAACTCATGCAATTATTTTGAGCAATACACCCGCGCTTCCAGCGGAGTATAAATGCCAAAAGTGATGAAACCGAGCAATCCATTTACGAATGTTTGCTGGGTTTCTGTTTTAACCACATTTTCTGCACCACCACAAATTTTTGCTGCATCGACAGTTTTCTTCTGCCCAATTCCCGAAACGAAGAAATGATGGGTGATGGTTTCCTTTGGTGTTACTGCTGTCGGTTTGTTTCCAACAGTAAACGTCTGTTGAGCACATCCTGTAATAAGCATTGCCAGAGCGGCAGAAAACAACATTTTTTTCATCTTATTATCCTGCATTGTTAAAAACGGCAGAATCCTATGTGACAACAATTAAACGATAGTTAAATGGATTGATGAAAATTAAAACTACACAGGTGAGCTCAGACGATTGGAGGGAGTTGGGGACACTCAGAATCCTGTAGAATGAAATAAACCGGTCTATCCGTCCATTACCCTTTTAGCTGCGCTGTATCGTCGCCGTATTCCCGCATTAACCATGACCGTAGCCCGACGGGGAATTCCTTCTGCGTGAGTGTGCGGGAATAATTAAAAACGATGCACACCGGGTTTTTACCGCGTTAATGATTCGCGGATTTATCCCGGTGCGATGGTGGAAGAAACCGGAAGCTGTATTACAGAAAGTGCTACTACTGTATCCCGATGCGATGTATGTAATGTGAGTCAGATAATGGCACAGGATGTGGTGATGTGGCAGTCTGGAACACAGGATATATTGTCAGAATAAGACCCGTAGGAATAAAAATGAAAAGACGCCTTTTACTACTTTTTCTGTTATCTGTCCTAGCAGTGGGATGCTCGCAGCAAAAAGCTGATGAGCCCCGGCAATTAGTGACGGTGTATCCACGATATCCGGAATATGCTGCAGCAAATTATATCAAGGGGCTGGTTGAGGTTAAGTTCGATATTGGTGCTGATGGGACTGTGACACGGATCGTTTTTCTCCGCTCAGAGCCTCATAATTTGTTTCGTGATGAAGTGGTGAAGGCCATGGCGAAATGGCGATTTGAAAAGAATCGTCCCTGTCAGGGAGTGAAGAGACAATTTATCTTTACGCCGTCACGTCCCTGATGCTTCCAGGTAGAGAGGGGCTGGAAGCAGGAGAAAAATGAAAGAGCCAGCGGTTATATTTTTGTCATGGCTGACGAGGAATGATGGAAGAAGGCGTTGTATGCCACACAACGCCTCACTGTTCATTTCTTCTTTTTCTCTAGTGGAACCCGATGAATAAGAGTTGCACTGGTTTCCGATGAGATGGCGATATACTCGGGCAAAGTATGCTGGCAGTTTTCCAACTGGTCAAAAATACCTGCTCTCGTCTGTTGCAATGCCTGCAGCATGCGGCGGCAATGCGCCTTGCTTTTGCTAACCATCTTTCCTTCCTCTATCAGTCGCTGCGTGAACTCATCATGGAATACCAGGTAAATGCGGATGTTATCGGTTTTGGCTACGCAGCATAGTACAAAACGGACAGGTGCATCCCGGGACGGGGGAGGCGTCACATGTCCCTGTGATGGTTGTTCCGGGTAATGCACTGTGTGGGGCATAAAAATGTCCGATAATTTTACTTTCTACCGCAGTTAGTTGATTCGTTGGTCCTGGTAGCACATTGGGCGAGGATTTAAATGCCAGGCAACTGAAGGATGATGTTGCAAGGGAGATAGCGAGAATATTTCTGATTTTCATTTGATGATGCCTCTGTGTGAAATGACGGTAAACGACGCACTTGTGCCGGCACATAATAGCAAGCACCATAATAGATCAGATTCGATTCTTGCTGTAAGTGATAATTATTCTCGTTTTTCGGGTCCTTTCCGGCGATCCAACAGGCTACGGGGCGGCGACCTCGCGGGTTTTCGCTATTTATGAAAATTTTCCGGTTTAAGGCGTTTCCGTTCTTCTTCGTCATAACTTAATGTTTTTATTTAAAATACCCTCTGAAAAGAAAGGAAACGACAGGTGCTGAAAGCGAGCTTTTTGGCCTCTGTCGTTTCCTTTCTCTGTTTTTGTCCGTGGAATGAACAATGGAAGTCAACAAAAAGCAGCTGGCTGACATTTTCGGTGCGAGTATCCGTACCATTCAGAACTGGCAGGAACAGGGAATGCCCGTTCTGCGAGGCGGTGGCAAGGGTAATGAGGTGCTTTATGACTCTGCCGCCGTCATAAAATGGTATGCCGAAAGGGATGCTGAAATTGAGAACGAAAAGCTGCGCCGGGAAGTTGAAGAACTGCGGCAGGCCAGCGAGACAGATCTCCAGCCAGGGACTATTGAGTACGAACGCCATCGACTTACGCGTGCGCAGGCCGACGCACAGGAGCTGAAAAATGCCAGAGACTCCGCTGAAGTGGTGGAAACCGCATTCTGTACTTTCGTGCTGTCGCGGATCGCAGGTGAAATTGCCAGTATTCTCGACGGGATCCCCCTGTCGGTGCAGCGGCGTTTTCCGGAACTGGAAAACCGACATGTTGATTTCCTGAAACGGGATATCATCAAAGCCATGAACAAAGCAGCCGCGCTGGATGAACTGATACCGGGGTTGCTGAGTGAATATATCGAACAGTCAGGTTAACAGGCTGCGGCATTTTGTCCGCGCCGGGCTTCGCTCACTGTTCAGGCCGGAGCCACAGACCGCCGTTGAATGGGCGGATGCCAATTACTATCTCCCGAAAGAATCCGCATACCAGGAAGGGCGCTGGGAAACACTGCCCTTTCAGCGGGCCATCATGAATGCGATGGGCAGCGACTACATCCGTGAGGTGAATGTGGTGAAGTCTGCCCGTGTCGGTTATTCCAAAATGCTGCTGGGTGTTTATGCCTACTTTATAGAGCATAAGCAGCGCAACACCCTTATCTGGTTGCCGACGGATGGTGATGCCGAGAACTTTATGAAAACCCACGTTGAGCCGACCATCCGCGATATTCCGTCGCTGCTGGCGCTGGCTCCGTGGTATGGCAAAAAGCACCGGGATAACACGCTCACTATGAAGCGTTTTTCCAATGGTCGTGGCTTCTGGTGCCTGGGCGGTAAAGCGGCAAAAAACTACCGTGAAAAGTCGGTGGATGTGGCGGGTTATGATGAACTTGCTGCCTTTGATGAGGATATTGAACAGGAAGGCTCTCCGACGTTCCTTGGCGACAAACGTATTGAAGGCTCGGTCTGGCCAAAGTCCATCCGTGGCTCCACGCCCAAAGTGAGAGGCACCTGCCAGATTGAGCGTGCAGCCAGTGAATCCCCGCATTTTATGCGTTTTCATGTTGCCTGCCCGCACTGCGGGGAGGAGCAGTATCTTAAATTTGGCGACAAAGAGACGCCGTTTGGCCTCAAATGGACGCCGGATGACCCCTCCAGCGTGTTTTATCTCTGCGAGCATAATGCCTGCGTCATCCGCCAGCAGGAGCTGGACTTTACTGATGCCCGTTATATCTGCGAAAAGACCGGGATCTGGACCCGTGATGGCATTCTCTGGTTTTCGTCATCCGGTGAAGAGATTGAGCCGCCGGACAGTGTGACCTTTCACATCTGGACGGCGTACAGCCCGTTCACCACCTGGGTGCAGATTGTCAAAGACTGGATGAAGACGAAAGGGGATACGGGAAAACGTAAAACCTTCGTGAACACCACGCTCGGTGAGACATGGGAAGCGAAAATTGGCGAACGTCCGGATGCTGAGGTGATGGCGGAGCGGAAAGAGCATTATTCAGCGCCCGTTCCTGCCCGTGTGGCTTACCTGACCGCCGGTATCGACTCCCAGCTGGACCGCTACGAAATGCGCGTATGGGGATGGGGGCCGGGTGAGGAAAGCTGGCTGATTGACCGGCAGATTATTATGGGCCGCCACGACGATGAACAGACGCTGCTGCGTGTGGATGAGGCCATCAATAAAACCTATACCCGCCGGAATGGTGCAGAAATGTCGGTATCCCGTATCTGCTGGGATACTGGCGGGATTGACCCGACCATTGTGTATGAACGCTCGAAAAAGCATGGGCTGTTCCGGGTGATCCCCATTAAAGGGGCATCCGTCTACGGAAAGCCAGTGGCCAGCATGCCACGTAAGCGAAACAAAAACGGGGTTTACCTTACCGAAATCGGTACGGATACCGCGAAAGAGCAGATTTATAACCGCTTCACACTGACGCCGGAAGGGGATGAACCGCTTCCCGGTGCCGTTCACTTCCCGAATAACCCGGATATTTTTGATCTGACCGAAGCGCAGCAGCTGACTGCTGAAGAGCAGGTCGAAAAATGGGTGGATGGCAGGAAAAAAATACTGTGGGACAGCAAAAAGCGACGCAATGAGGCGCTCGACTGCTTCGTTTATGCGCTGGCGGCGCTGCGCATCAGTATTTCCCGCTGGCAGCTGGATCTCAGTGCACTGCTGGCGAGCCTGCAGGAAGAGGATGGTGCAGCAACCAACAAGAAAACACTGGCAGATTACGCCCGTGCCTTATCCGGAGAGGATGAATGACGCGACAGGAAGAACTTGCCGCTGCCCGTGCGGCACTGCATGACCTGATGACAGGAAAACGGGTGGCAACGGTACAGAAAGACGGACGGCGAGTGGAGTTTACGGCCACTTCCGTGTCTGACCTGAAAAAATACATTGCGGAGCTGGAAGTGCAGACCGGCATGACACAGCGACGCAGGGGACCTGCAGGATTTTATGTATGAAAACGTCCACCATTCCCACCCTTCTGGGGCCGGACGGCATGACATCGCTGCGTGAATATGCCGGTTATCACGGCGGTGGCAGCGGATTTGGTGGGCAGTTGCGGGCGTGGAACCCACCGGGTGAAAGTGTGGATGCAGCCCTGCTGCCCAACTTTACCCGTGGCAATGCCCGCGCAGACGATCTGGTACGCAATAACGGCTATGCCGCCAACGCCATCCAGTTGCATCAGGATCATATCGTCGGGTCTTTTTTCCGGCTCAGTCATCGCCCAAGCTGGCGCTATCTGGGCATCGGGGAGGAAGAAGCCCGTGCCTTTTCCCGCGAGGTTGAAGCGGCATGGAAAGAGTTTGCCGAGGATGACTGCTGCTGCATTGACGTTGAGCGAAAACGCACGTTTACCATGATGATTCGGGAAGGTGTGGCCATGCACGCCTTTAACGGTGAACTGTTCGTTCAGGCCACCTGGGATACCAGTCCGTCGCGGCTTTTCCGGACACAGTTCCGGATGGTCAGCCCGAAGCGCATCAGCAACCCGAACAATACCGGCGACAGCCGGAACTGCCGTGCCGGTGTGCAGATTAATGACAGCGGTGCGGCGCTGGGATATTACGTCAGCGAGGACGGGTATCCTGGCTGGATGCCGCAGAAATGGACATGGATACCCCGTGAATTACCCGGCGGGCGCGCCTCGTTCATTCACGTTTTTGAACCCGTGGAGGACGGACAGACCCGCGGTGCAAATGTGTTTTACAGCGTAATGGAGCAGATGAAGATGCTCGACACGCTGCAGAACACGCAGCTGCAGAGCGCCATTGTGAAGGCGATGTATGCCGCCACCATTGAAAGTGAGCTGGATACGCAGTCAGCGATGGATTTTATTCTGGGCGCGAACAGTCAGGAGCAGCGGGAAAGGCTGACGGGCTGGATTGGTGAAATTGCCGCGTATTACGCTGCAGCACCGGTCCGTCTGGGAGGCGCAAAAGTGCCGCACCTGATGCCGGGGGACTCACTGAACCTGCAGACGGCTCAGGACACGGATAACGGCTACTCCGTGTTTGAGCAGTCACTGTTGCGGTATATCGCTGCCGGGCTGGGTGTCTCGTATGAGCAGCTTTCCCGGAATTACGCCCAGATGAGCTACTCCACGGCACGGGCCAGTGCGAACGAGTCGTGGGCGTACTTTATGGGGCGGCGAAAATTCGTCGCATCCCGTCAGGCGAGCCAGATGTTTCTGTGCTGGCTGGAAGAGGCCATCGTTCGCCGCGTGGTGACGTTACCTTCAAAAGCGCGCTTCAGCTTTCAGGAAGCCCGCAGTGCCTGGGGGAACTGCGACTGGATAGGCTCCGGTCGTATGGCCATCGATGGTCTGAAAGAAGTTCAGGAAGCGGTGATGCTGATAGAAGCCGGACTGAGCACCTACGAGAAAGAGTGCGCGAAACGCGGTGACGACTATCAGGAAATTTTTGCCCAGCAGGTCCGTGAAACGATGGAGCGCCGTGCAGCCGGTCTTAAACCGCCCGCCTGGGCGGCTGCGGCATTTGAATCCGGACTGCGACAATCAACAGAGGAGGAGAAGAGTGACAGCAGAGCTGCGTAATCTCCCGCATATTGCCAGCATGGCTTTTAATGAGCCGCTGATGCTTGAACCCGCCTATGCGCGGGTTTTCTTTTGTGCGCTTGCAGGCCAGCTTGGGATCAGCCGCCTGACGGATGCAGTATCCGGCGACAGCCTGACTGCCGGAGAGGCACCCGCGGCGCTGGCGTTATCCGGTGATGATGACGGACCACGACAGGCCCGCAGTTATCAGGTCATGAACGGCATCGCCGTGCTGCCGGTGTCCGGTACGCTGGTCAGCCGGACGCGGGCGCTGCAGCCGTATTCGGGAATATCTTCAGTCCCATACTGATATGCCCGGCAACGATGACCTGAAGGGCATTAACGTGAAATACCGTTATGAGTTTACGGACACGCTGGGGATGGTGACGTCATTCAGCTATGCAGAAGACAAGAATCGCCAGCTGACTCATTACAGCGATAGCCGTTCTGACGGTACTCATCCCCGCGCCAATCTGGCGGGCAATGGTTTCAATCGATGGCCAGCACACACCTTCGTCATTACTGAAATCAGCCAGGCGGGCCATAATTGCCACGCTGGATAATTTCATGCCTGACGCTGCGCAACCATCCCATACATAGCCGGTTAATTTAGTGCTCATGACCGACCTCTATTTCCCTGAATTTACGACGAAACTGTTCGAGCGGACTGAAGCACTCATGCTCATAGCCTTCGCGGAGGTAGATAACCCGTTGTGTTTCCGGTTCCCAACGAATGACTCTGACGGGCACTCCGTAGTGATCTTTGAACCAGCGGTTAACTTGTCGCAAAGGACTGTCTCCTTCTGCCGGTTGAAATCCCCCACAGCCCACTCTGCAAAGCTGTGGGTTACAATTTCCCTGTCACCTGGTACATTCACTGCATAGCAATATTCCACCTTCGCTTTTCCACCCGGTACAGGAAGCGCAATCAGTTGCGAGCGACGGTAGTGTGTTGTTAAACTGTTCATGCGTTAGTTTCTCCACAACCAGAAGCAATCGACGCCACGACGCCCGGAGCTGCACACTCGCGGGCGTCATTACTTTCTGAAATGCAAAAGATTTTGTAGACCAGTGCTGCATGCTCCTGCAGCTTCGAAATTGAGAGATACAGCTCGTCGTTAATTGCTGTCTTCTCATGCGGTTCCACTACACCGTCTTCGATTGCTGAACGAATCTGTTTTGAATAACTGCCGATCTGTTCAATGACTTCCAGCAGACGCTGGTTAATATCGGCGTTGTCCACATCCTCGACGTCAGGAAGCGACACAAAGACGCCATTTGCAGACTGCGCCACAGCATCAGCAATGAAGTGAGTGCCACCAGCACGCTGTAAAACCATTGCCCATCCCAGCGGGAAAATCTGATCGCCATCTGCACGAAGGCGGTTGAATAAAGCGTTTTCTGTTACATCGAGCCAGTCAGCCGCTTCAGCGTAACCACCCGGCAACGCCGCGATAGTTTTTCTGACAGCTTTCACGTACCACTCAGGCTGTTTTTCTATTTTCCAGTGATGCTTACCCACGATTAGCCTCATCGTTGT